TGTTACAACTTAGGACCGACCAATTTAGGCAGTTCTACACTTTTAAAAAAATTAAATGCCTTTGACTATGATGATGTGCCTGAACAAATACTTAGGTGGGACAAAGCTGGTGGCAAAAGATTAGAAGGTTTAGCCAAAAGAAGGCAAGCTGAAGCTAGAATGTATGAAGGTTTAGATTGGAAAATTGATGGTATTGTGTAAAAATAAAATAACACTTGGTTAAGTATGTTTCACTCTCCTCAAGATGTTATCAAGTGTAATGGGAAACTAGGCTTCTAGTTTCCCAACCTAACTATGGATATAAGCAAAATAAAATCCTTTGATGCTCTTTCTGATGATGAGCAAAAAAGAGCATTGCTTCTCATATCCAAATGGAAAAACATTAAAAGCCAAGAAAAATGTCAAAAAGATTTTTTGGAATTTGTCAAGTATTTATGGGATGGAGTCATTCTAGGTAGGCACCACAAAATACTTGCTGAAAAATTAAATCGTGTTGCACAAGGCAAGTGCAAAAGACTCATGGTTATGTTGCCTCCAAGACACTCTAAATCTGAATTTGCATCAACCTATTTTCCTGCATGGATGATGGGTTTAAATCCAGCACTTAAAATTATACAAGCAACTCACACCGCTGAACTTGCAGTTAGGTTTGGTAGAAGAGTAAGAAACATTATTGATAGCCAAGAGTATCAACATGTTTTTCCACAAATTTCTTTATCAGCAGACAACAAATCAGCAGGTAGATGGACAACTGATGATGGTGGAGAAGCCTTCTATTCAGGTGTTGGTGGTGCTATTACTGGTAGGGGTGCTGATCTTTTAATTATAGATGACCCACACTCAGAGCAAGATGCTATGTCACCCACAGCCATGGAAAGTGCATGGGAATGGTACACCAGCGGTCCAAGACAAAGATTACAGCCGGGAGGCACCATAGTTCTAGTTATGACAAGATGGAGCAGTAAAGACTTGGCTGGTAGACTCCTTAAAAGACAAACAGAAGAAAATGCAGATCAGTGGGAGGTTGTAGAGTTTCCTGCAATTATGCCTGAGTCTGATGAACCACTATGGGGTGAGTTTTGGAAGAAAGAAGAGCTACTAAGTGTCAAGGCATCTTTGCCTGTAGCAAAATGGAACGCCCAGTGGATGCAGAACCCAACAGCAGAAAGTGGCAGTATTGTCAAAAGAGAGTGGTGGCAGAAGTGGGAGCTTGATGATATTCCTGCATGTCACACAGTTATTCAATCTTATGACACAGCTTTTTCTAAAAAAGAAACAGCAGACTACAGTGCCATAACAACATGGGGAATTTTTGACCCTGAAGATGGCTCAGAGCAAGCCATTATACTTTTGGATGCTAATAGATACAGAGTTGACTTTCCTGAGCTTAAAAAAATAGCACTAGAAGAATATAAATACTGGGAGCCTGACATAGTGCTAATTGAAGCAAAAGCATCAGGTACACCACTTACTCATGAGCTAAGAAGAATGGGCATACCTGTACAATCTTACTCACCAAGCAGAGGGCAAGACAAGATAGCTAGAATGAACAGTGTGTCACCCATGTTTGAAAGTGGTATGATATGGGCAACTGATGATCAATTTGCAGATGAGGTCATTGAGGAAATGGCATCTTTTCCATTTGGTGAGTATGATGACTTTTGTGATAGTAGCACCATGGCTTTGATGAGAGTTAGACAAGGAGGCTTTATCCAATTAAAATCTGATTATGAGGATGAGGTTACATTTGATAGAGGCAAATTAGCTTATTATTGATGAAAATATTTATTACAAAATTTTTACATGATGATCAAGAATTTAGCGGTCCAAATATCTATGCAGAATCAATAAAGGATGCACTCATTATAGCTGAAGGAGAAGGCTATGAGCTTGTGGGTGAGTTGACAGACATCATTGCTTTTAGTGACAAAGAAAACAAACACACAGTACATTAAATATGGTTACAGAAAATAAACTAGGCACAGAAAACAATCCTGACATTGTAGATCAATCAAAATCTATAGACATACCACAAGACACACCAACTTTTGATGAACAATTACTAGACTCATTAGAAGTTACTATTACTGATGATGAAATTATATTAGATGAAACAGACCCAGTGGGTGAAGAGCTTGCATTTGATAGCAACCTAGCAGATTATCTTGATGATAGTATATTGGGTGTATTATCAAACAAACTTATACATAACATTGAGTCTGATAGAGACTCAAGAAAAGAGTGGGAGAAAACCTACACAGATGGATTGAAATACCTTGGCATGAGGTTTGATGAACAAAGAAGCCAGCCATTTGAAGGCAGTTCAGGTGTTATACATCCAATACTAGCAGAAGCAGTTACCCAGTTCCAAGCACAAGCTTACAAAGAACTATTGCCAGCACAAGGACCGGTCAAGACACAAGTTGTTGGACAAAGATCAGCCAATGTAGAAATGCAGGCTGAAAGAGTGGCAGAGTTTATGAATTACTACATCATGAACAAAATGCCTGAGTATGACCCTGAGTTAGATCAGTTATTGTTCTATCTACCCTTATCAGGCAGTGCATTTAAGAAAGTTTACTATGATGAAGGATTAAAAAGACCTGTATCTAAATTTGTACCTGCTGAGGATTTACTGGTGCCTTATGAAAGCACAGACTTACTCTCAGCAGAAAGAGTCACACACATGGTCAACATGTCTACCAATCAAATTAAAAAATTACAATTATCAGGATTCTATAAAGATGTTGACTTGGTTGGAGATGAAATAGACATTACTGATAATGTCACTGATGAAATAAACAAAATACAAGGTGTAGAGCCTAGCTATGGTGATAGCACTGATAGAAAGATACTAGAAATACACACCATAGCAGACATAGAAGGCTTTGAAGATATTGATGAAAATGATGAACCCACAGGTATAAAATTACCATACATTATAACCATTGATGAATCATCAACAAAAATATTATCTATTAGAAGAAACTACTTACCCAATGACCCAGTAAAAAACAAAATTAATTATTTTGTGCAATACAAGTTCTTGCCCGGTCTTGGTTTCTATGGTCTTGGCTTGTCACACATGATTGGTGGCTTGTCTAAGGCATCAACCTCTATTTTAAGACAGCTTATTGATGCAGGAACTTTAAGCAATTTACCAGCAGGTTTTAAGGCTAGAGGTATTAGAATTAGAGATGAAGCATCTCCATTACAACCCGGTGAGTTTAGAGATATTGATGCACCCGGTGGTGCTTTAAGAGATGCACTTATGCCACTGCCTTACAAAGAGCCAAGCAGTGTGCTATTTAACCTACTTGGCTTATTAGTACAAAGTGGACAAAGATTTGCAAGTATAGCGGACATGAACATAGGTGACTCTAATGCATCTATGCCTGTAGGCACAACCATAGCATTATTAGAAAAAGGCACAAAAGTAATGAGTGCTATCCACAAAAGATTACATTATTCACAAAAGAGTGAGTTTAAAATATTGGTTAAAGTTTTTGCAGACTTCTTACCACCATCATATCCATATGAGACAGGCAGTGGTTCTAAAGAAATTAAGATAGAGGATTTCAGTGATGCAGTAGATGTCATACCTGTTTCTGACCCAAACATATTCTCAATGAGTCAAAGGGTTGTAATGGCACAAGAACTATTGACCATGGTGCAATCAAATCCTGAAATACATGGTGCAAGTGGTATATATGAAGCCTATAGAAGGATGTACTCAGCTTTGGGTGTAGATAACATTGATTCATTGTTACAGCCACCATCAGACAATAGACCCATGCCAACTGATGCAGGTATGGAAAATTCAGGCTTATTGCAAGGTATACCTGCAACTGCTTTTCCTGAACAAAACCATGAAGCACATGTTGAGGCACACAAGTCATTATTCTTGACACAATCTGTACAGACTAACCCACAATTACAGACCTTAATTATTTCTCATGTTATGCAACACTTACAATTCTTGGCTAATAAATTAGCACAAGAACAAATACCACCTGAGCTAATACAACAAATTGAACAACTATCTGTTGAATCAGCACAGCTAGAACCTGAGCAACAACAAGCAGTGCAGATGCAAATACAGACAATCATAGAGTCTTTCTCTTCACCAATCTTGGCAGAGCTATCAAATAACTTCCTTATGTCTGTACAACCACCTCAACAACAAGACCCACTTGTTGCTATAAGACAAGAAGAGCTTGGTTTGAGAAACAAAGAAATAGACATGAAGGGTGAGCAATTTAAGGCAAAAGAACAGCAAGATGCTTTAAAAGAATCAGCAGAGATACAGATTGCCCAACAAAAGGCAGATCAACAAGCATCAGTGCAGGGTGAAAAGAATGAGATTGCAAAACAAAGACTTCAGCAACAAACTGAGCTAAAATTAATTGATTTACAACAGAGGATGAATAAATAATGACAAGTTCTATAAACGAAAAAATACAGCAACAAATCAAAGAAAAAAAGATTAAAGAAAAAGTTGCTGAAGAAGTTATCAACAAACCTATGGATTCTGAGCCAAAGCTTGAGCCTGTAGTTGAGGAGAAGCCAAAAGCTAAAGCTAAGGCAAAACCAAAAGCCAAGGCTAAAGCAAAGCCAAAAGCAAAAGCAAAAAAAACTGGAGGTAAAAAGTGAAAGCTAAAACACAAATTACAATCAAAGGTCAGGGCAAAATACCATTAAGTCAACCAAAAAAAGTAAAGGTTGACACATCTCACAAGCCGGGCAGAGATGCAGGCAAGTCAAGAGGTGGTGGAGCCGCACTTAGAGGAACAGGCTTTAAAGGTATTTTTTAATCTTTATGGATTTTTACGATCATATTCTTAGCATCAAGAGAGCTATTGATGACAAAGAAGAACAAATTATGGATGTTTTGACTTCAGGTGGAGTTGCAAGCATGGAAAAATATAACTTTTTAATGGGTGAACTCTCTGCATTAAATTATATTCGTGATAAGATAAAAGAACACTTACATGGAGAAGGAGATTTGTTAGATGACTAAAGAAGCCAAAAAAGAAAAATCAAGCATAAATTTAGATAATGCTTTTGTTAAAGAGGATAACAGGGTATTAGACCCATCCCTCATTGACAAGAGTGTTCTAGAAAGGATGCCTCAACCTACTGGATGGAGAATGTTAGTTCTGCCATACAAAGGCAAAGGCATGACAGAAGGTGGAATCCAATTAGTAAAGGAAACTATCGAAAGAGAGAGTCTAGCAACTGTAGTTGCTTATGTGGTTGCCATGGGACCGGACTGTTATAAAGATGCCAAAAGGTTTGAAAAGCCTTGGTGTGAAGAAAAACAGTGGGTGCTTGTTGGCAGGTATGCAGGAGCTAGGTTTAAATTAGGAGATGAGAGTGAGGTCAGAATCATCAATGATGATGAAGTCATTGCAACCATCTTAAACCCTGATGACATCATATCAGTATAAGAGGATATAGACATGGATAATCAAGCAGATGAAATTCAGGTTCAACTAGAGGAAGTCAATAATGAAGCTGAGAATGAAACAGTTACATTAGAAGAGGCAGAATCTACAGAAGTCAACTCAGGTGACTCTGATGATGAACTGGATAGGTATACAAGAGGAGTAAGCAAAAGAATTAATAAGCTTACTGCTAAATATAAAGTGGCAGAGGACAGAGCGGTACAAGCTGAAACTCGTTATGCACAAATGCAAAATGAGTTAAATGCTCTCAGAAGCAAACAAGCTGTTTTAGATGAGAGTTATACCAGTGAGTATGAAAGTAGAGTTAAGTCACAAAAAGAACAGGCTCAAGAACTCTATAGAAAAGCCAAAGAAACCAATGACCCTGATCTTGAGGTAAAAAGTGTAGAGCTTTTAAACAAGGTTGCATTAGAAGAGGAAAGGGTAAGACTGGCAAAAGTTCAATCTGAGCAAAACAAAGCTCAACAGTATGAACAAGTACAAGCACAACAAAATGTAGTGCAAAGACAACAACCAGTGTATGATGAATCTAAGCCTGATGACAAAGCAGTAGCATGGGCAGAACAAAACTCTTGGTTCCAAAAGGACAGAGTAAAAACATACACTGCAATGGGTATTCATGAAGATTTGACCAATGAAGGTTATGAAGGCACTGAAGATGAATACTATCAAGAAATGGACAAAAGATTGCAAAAAGTTTATCCTGATTTAAAATCAGAAGCTAATAAAGATGTAAACCCATCTGTGCAAAGGGTAGCATCTGCTTCCAATGGAAGTAGGCAACAAGCACAAGGTAAGAGAACAGGTATTAAGATTTCATCTGACCACCTCTCTGTTAAGAATAATATTAAGCCAAGAGGCATGTCCCAAAAAGACTGGCTCAAAAGAATTGGTAAAGAAATTGTTAAAATTGAAGGGAGAACATAATGGATTTAGATAAAGTAGAACAAAATATTCGTTCATCGCGTGAAGAAGAGCAACACGATAAAAGTGCTAGAAGAAAACCATGGCAACCTGCAAGAATGTTAGAAACACCTCCTGCACCTGAAGGCTATCAATATAGATGGATAAGGTCAGAATATGTTGGTGTTGAAGATAGGAACAATGTTTCTGCTAGGATGAGAGAAGGTTGGGAGTTCGTCAAACAAGAAGAAATCCCTGACTTTCCTTTACCTACAATAGAACATGGGAAACATGCAGGTGTTATAAGTGTAGGTGGACTTATCTTAGCTAAGATACCAGTAGAAACTGTTGCTGAAAGATCAGATTATTACAAGAACAGAACCATTCAACAGAATGAAGCTCTTGATAATAATATGTTTAATGAGCTTGATGGCAACAATAGATATGTTAAATATTCTAGTGATAGAAAGTCTAAAGTTAATTTTGGAAAAAAAAGGTAGGATATAATTATGGCAAATAAAGATGCCTCTTTTGGTCTGAAACCAGCAAAAATGATGGGAGGCGCACCTTATTCAGGTGGGCAGTCTCGTTACAGAATTGCCGCTAACTATGGTACAAGCATTTTTCAAGGTGATTTGGTAAAACAAGTTACTGGAGGAGGTGTTGAAAGA